GAAAACCATTACCAAAGAAAGCGGTGACAAAATGAGTATACCAAGAATCACAGAGATATTCGAAAAGATATTTAATTCCTCTACCGATAAAATAAAGGTAGAATTAGGTTCGGATTCAGACGTAATAGGCAAGGTTGGAATAGACCAAACAACAGACGGGACAACCAACAAAGTCCAAGCACACGTTAATGTGGCAGGGGCAGCGGTAACAGCATCTAATCCGTTAAACACGAAAGATGTATCAATTCCAACTACACCAACAGTGTATAATGTGACTATGACTACGCTTAATACTGAATACTCGCAAGCATTACCTGCAAATACTAAGAAGTTTTCTATGAAACCTCAACTTGGCACAGGTGATTATAAATTTAGAGTAGCTTATGTTACAGGTAAAGTAGCTACACCAGTAGCACCATATATACAGTACAATGATGATGCTGAATACACCGAAGAAGGATTAAATTATGCAACATGTACGCTATACTTTGCAAGTACAACCTCAGGGTTAGTAATGCAAATTACAGCGTGGGCTTAGGAGGTATAAAATGGGCGGACATATAACCAGTTTAGCACCAGTAATAACAAAGATAAATGCAATACAAGGCGGCACGGCCACGCTTGAAAGCATAACCACACAATTAGAACAAACACTTGACGCAGCACGAAGCGGACTAAGCGCAAGCTATACACCGACAGTAGGCGCAGGCGAAACAGTAGTATATGCTAAAGTTCCAGACCCAGGAAAAGTTGAAGTAGCTTTAAGCTTAAGGATTGACTTAACCAACATGCAAGCAGGTGATACTTTAATCATCAGAAAATATTTAATAAATATATCAGGCGGTGCTTATACACTAGCTTCTGCTGATGCAGCGTTTACCTTTGCTAATGTGCAGACAGTTAAGATGGTTGAGTTGTTTGAGAATGTATATAACACATACGGATTAAAATTCGTAATCGTACAAAGCACAGGAACAGCACGAGCATTTGTTGCGGAGTGCATAGACGCTGCCGCTGGGATTTAGTGGAGGTATGAATAATGAAAAACTTAATTGAAAGAGCATTTAAAGAAGCCTACGAAACAGAACACCATGTTCACAATAACGAGATATGGTTTGGCGATGCCGCAAGTCCAAACGCAGGAGTGCATGAAGCTGATAGAGAATCTCTTGTATCATTCAGAGTTGATGCAGGTAATAATGATTGGGGTACTGCTATAAATGTACTCGGCACAGGTGACACACCAGTACAAACAGGCATGACTAAATATGATTGCCACAAGGTATTGGTTACAACAACAGAGCGAACGGTGTTAACCTATTTAAGGTTTACCTTTGGCACAAGCGAAGCACAAGGTATAACCGATGGCAATTCAACAGTTGTAGCAATGATAATCCCTTCTCCATTAAGGCAATCGGCAGTTGAATTTATTATGAAACGAGCAAATTCAGGAACTAAACTGTGGGTCAACGCAAAAGTTATTGGCGATACAGGCACAGTAGATTTTATATTTGGCTTGCACGAATACTCATTCTAAAATACGGAGGTGAAATCAATGGCAAGAATAGATAACATTAAAGTAGAAATGTACGGAATTAAAAATGCAGAATTAGAGAGCTTGCAGAATAGACGAAACGCATTAATAGCTGACTTGGCAAAATGCGAAGCAGAGATAACAGAAATGCAAGCCAATATAGCAGCAATGCAAACAGGCTTTAAATCGTCAATCGAAGCTGCACAAGCAGTAAAGATGGAAGGTGAAGAACTTGCAAAATAGCAGAAATTTAATCAAGGGTAAAAGGAGCAACAACATTGCGCTTGACACATGGGCTTCTTCGCTTACTGGGTGGAATTCATCTTATGATAGTATAGTGTCTAATAAATACAGATTAACATCAGCGACTAACGCATATGGGAGAAGAGATGTATTCAATTTATTAGATTTAACAAAATATTATTTAATTACCGTTTATGGGACTAATAATAGCGATACTGACGGTGCAAAGATTAGGCTTTATAATAATGGAGTAGCCATTATAAAAGACAGCTCTGATTTAACAAAAACACAATCTGCAAGAGTCGGCTTGATTGTTCAACCCAGCGAATTAACTGGAACAACACCGTTGTTATATTGTTATCACTATGGTTCTGGTTATGCGGAATTTTCCCAATTCTTCATCCAAGAAATCACATCTGCCGAATATGCTCTTGGACTAGCACCATTAATGGCAAAATATCCATACATATCAGATAGTACAACTCTTGCTGATGTTTCACGCAATAATAACAACGGTACTCTCTCAGGTGGTGCAACATGGATAAAGCCATCAGGCTTACCATACATGCTTGACTTTACATCTGCAACATCAATATGCACTATTGCTAAAAATGCAAGTATAAACGATTTGACAGCATTTACAATAAGAGGACAGTTTGAATACATTGGTACAGGTGGAAGTAACGCGGGTAGATTGTTTTCAAAAGGTGCTAACAAAGAATTGTTTATTGATAGCACAAACAATCGGTTGCAATTCAATCATGGCTTTTCAACAACAATAGGCTCATGGAATACACCTACAAATAGTTTGGTTGTAGGTAATTTATATACATATCAAGTAACTTTTGATAATACCAATGTAGCTAATAATCCAGTAATTATACTTAATGGTGTATCTCAAACATTAACTGAAAGTTCAACGCCAGTAGGTACAGCAAGTGTTGATAATGCAGCTGATTTAATAATAGGCAACATGGTATCAGCTAATAGACACCTCAACGGTTACATGTCCGAAGTATCATACATGTCAGGCATTGAAACTGTTGCAAGTGGTATAAGATTTCATAATTCAGTTGCGTTACAGTATGGATTGGCTAAGGTATGACTATGAATAAAACAAGCATTTCATTAAGAATAGAGGTGGTAAAATGTTACCTATAAGGATAGTAAATACTTCGCATGTATTAAATAGCACACAGTATCAATGGGGTACATCACCTACATTATCATTGGTTGATGGTAGCAGAAATCGCAACAATGGCACATTCTCCAATGTAACATGGACACAACTACCAAGTGGTGTATGGGTAAATTCATTCAATGGTACTACATCATACATAGAAATAGCTGATAGTCCGAGTATGAGAATGACACAGGGTGGGACTATTATAGCGTGGGTTAAGGCGAATAGTATTGGGGAAAATAATGCAGGTAGGATAATAGATAAAAGTTCGGGTGACTTAGGCATTAATGGCTATGACATTTATATTAGAGGAACAAATCAAATAGGGTTACTTGTAAACGGTGCTACATTAACAACAACATCTGTTAATGCCCTACCTTTTGCTATATGGAAAATGGTCATAATTACAATGGGGACAAGCAGAAAGATATATGTAAACGCAGTTGATGTAACCGCAAGTGGTGGAAGCGAAACAGCTTTACCACCAGATATTGCAGGTGCGGTTAGGATAGGCAATCGTGCAGGGGCAATAGACTTTACTTTTAATGGTCAAATGTCCCCGTTAAGAATGTTGGGTAAGATTTTCACTCAAGCAGATGTAACTCGCATTTTCACGGCAGAAAGGCCACTATATGGAGTTTAGAGTATTAGCTAAATTCATCAACGACAACATTGCACATTTATTTTTAGCTTATATTTTAGCACATACATTATCAAGTTGTATGAAGTGGTGGCAAGTAGCTATTATATTAATGTGTGTGGGGTTGATAAAGGAAATGCGGATTGACACGATATTTTCGTGGGGTGATATTGCGTTGAATGGGGTAGGGATTGGATTGGGGATTATGACAAAGAAAAGGAGTGGTTTAAGTGGCGTTGACGGTAGGAACAGATAGTTATATTTCGCAAGCCGATGCAACAGCATACATGGTGGCACATTACGCCACAACGGACGCAAAACACGTCGCATGGGACGTGTTGAGTAGTGACGACAAGGACATACATTTGCGCAAAGCGACGCAGATAATAGACCGTCAGCCGTTGATAGGTTACAAAGCGGTTACAACACAGGTTTTGGCGTTCCCACGAGTGATTTATACCGAGTACGACCAAGAGTACATTAATACAGGGGGCGCAATTAGCAATGATAATTGGTATGTTCAGCCGAGCGTGCCCACCGAAGTTAAAAACGCGCAAGTCGAGTTGGCGTTGCAGTTGGCAAACGGTACATCAAGCAGAATAGAATTGCAAAGGCAAGGGGTGAAGTCGTTTAGTTTAGGTAAATTGTCGGAAACATACACAGGGTCGCAGAACAGAATTGTAAGCCAAGAAGCGAAAGAACTTCTCGCACCGTATATGGCAGGGGGGTTTAGGGTATGTTAGATAATTATGCAAACCAAAATTTAATATGGTCGTACGCAGGCACGCCAAACGAGTATAACGAGTCAACCTACACCACATCAACGATTAAGGGCAGGAAAGAAACAGGGTTTAAGTTAGTCCGAGATGCACAAGGACAAGAAATCACATCAAGCGCGGTAGTGTTTACCAAGTCGCCAGTATCAAACAATGATTTGATTGATGGGCGCAGGGTAATATCGTCGGAGTCCATGATTGGATTAGACGGTGCAACGCAGTGGTATGAGGTTTACCTAATATGAACAATAATGTGCATATTGAGATTGACGGAGTAGATAAGTTGATGGCGATATTAAAAGGCATGCCAAGCAAAACGCACAACGCGGTAGCGAAAGAAATGCAAGACATAGTGTTGGATTTGCAGGGCAAGTCGCAAGCGTTAGCGCCCGTCGACACAGGTTTCTTGCAAGCGGCAGCGTTTGCGGAAGTGGTAAATTTAGAGGGTACAGTTGGGTACACGGCACCATACGCGTTGCGCATCCATGAAGAAGTCGGGTACAGGCACCCACACGGCGGGCAAGCAAAATACCTTGAAGAGCCATACAAGGCGAACAAAGGCAAATATGAAAAAGCGCTGATTGATGCAGCGAAGAAGGCGGTAGCGCATGAGTAATTTATTGACAGACGTGAAAGCATTAATGGTAGGTATAACCAACGTATATATTGGGAACGCTCCACCAGCTCCCGACAATATCGTTGTATTATATAATACAGGGGGTTACCCCAGAAGCCTAACCGAGAGTAAAATCGAGGAACCGACATTTCAAGTCCGCGTAAGGCATGTTACATATTCCACTGGTGTAACATTGTGCGAAACGATTAAGGATTTGTTACACGGGGCTAAATCGACGCGAATACAGTGTATTTATCAGCAGGGCGATATATTAGACATTGGACGCGACGAAAATGGCAGGCAGGAATGGACGATTAATTTTAGAACAGTTTATAAAAGATAAAGGAGGAAATACATGAATAATATTGCATTTGGCACCACACTAAAATGGAACAATGTTACAGTTGGTGAGTTGTCTAATATTGGCGGAATAAAGGTAACTGCAGAAACGGTTGATGTAACGACACACGCATCAGCGGATTCGTATAGACAGTTTTTACCTACATTGTTAACCGCAGCAGATTTAGCAATCGAGGGTAATTTTGATTATACTGATACAACAGGACAGCACGCGATGCTTACCGACATGAACAGCAAGACATCACGAACAGTTGTAATCACATTCCCAGCGGCAACGGGCGCAACATGGACATTCACAGGGTTTGTAACAGGATTTAAAGTTGGCGATGCATTGATTGATGGTAGAATACCATTCTCGGCAACAATCAAGCCGACAGGCAAACCTACCTTTGCGGTTGCAACATCAGCAGGGTTAACTACTCCGTTCTTCTCGATAGACGAGAGCGCAGTTTTAACACCAGCAGCGGCAGCAGGCGTTTATACTTATACTGCATCAGTTTTAACGGCAGTAACATCGGTAAAAGTTACGCCGACAGCAGTGGCAGGCGTAATCACAGTAAATGGAAACGTGGTAACATCAGGCGTGGCATCGTCAAGCATTCCTTTGGGAGTAGCAGGAAGCGTAACCACAATCACCGTAGTAGTTACAGAAACAAACAAAGCACCAAAGACTTACACAATTTATATGGCAAGGTTATAAATCACGAGGGGGTGGCTTCGGTCACCCTCAAATTTAAGGGAGGATTATTATGGGAATACCATTTACAATTATTAATTTAGATAGACCGCGCAAAGTAAGATTAGGATATGGCGCGATGGTTGAATTTGAGGAAACAACAGGAATAAAAATACAAGACATAGGTAATGACATAAGCATAACTACCTATATGAAGTTGTTGTGGGTAATGTTAAAACAAGAAGACGAAACATTAACATTTAAGAAAATGTTAGAGATAATTGATGAATATGCAGATAATTTAGAGGATATAATTGGAAAAATCAATCAAGCGGTAGTTGCGGGAAGTGCAAAAACACAAAACCCAAACTAACCGAGCCTGCGGTAGTGGGCTATTTGAATTTTGAAAATGAATTTAAGATTGCTGTTGGCGAAATGGGAATGCGACCAGAGGAATTCTGGAAGTTAACACCGTACGAATTTCAAACAATGATAGAAGGACACACCAACAAGCAGAAAAATAAATATAACGACCTAAAAGGATTAGCTTGGTACATTGCAGTATTGAGTCGAGCAAAAGAAATACCAGAGTTAGAAAAATTGTTAGGTGAGTCAACACCAAAGAAAGAGCAAACACCAGAAGAAATGGTAGCGATTGCGAGAATATTGAACGCTGCATACGGCGGGGAAGAAACGGAGTGATGATATGGCAACTATAGCGGAATTAATGGTCAAGATTGGCGCTGATACCGAAGGATTGAAAAAGGGTGTATCTGCTGCAGGCGATATAATTAGCGGAGCAGGTCGCACTCTTGCGGCAGGCATGGCAGTTGGAGCAGCTGCTGTTGGAGCTGCAAGCGTAGCTATTTACGGATTCACGACAAAAGCATCTAACCTCGCAGAGGCTCAAAACGTCGTGTCAGAGACGTTCAAGGAATCGCACGATGAAGTACTCGCGTGGACTAAAACAATGGGACTCGCGGCAGGAATGAGCGAAACTAACGCGGTTAAATATGTTGGTGCAATGGGTGCAATGTTGAAGTCATCGGGGTTCGCGGAAGAAAGCGCGAAAACGATGTCGGAGGGGCTTGTTCAGCTAACAGGCGACATGTCGTCATTTTATAATCTATCACATGACGAGTCATGGCAGAAAATACGCGCAGGTATCGCGGGCGAGACAGAACCATTGAAGCAGTTAGGTATTAACATGTCGGTTGCGAATTTGGAAGCATACGCGATGGCAGAGGGCATATCAACAGCATATCAGAAAATGAGTCAGACCGAGCAGACCACATTGAGATACAATTATTTGATGAAAGTAACTGCAGATGCACAGGGTGATTTTGGTAGAACGCTCGAAACGTCGTTCCCCAACCAATTGCGTGTCGCGCAAATGTCGATGGAAACAATGGCAACGTCGATGGGGCAGAAGTTTTTGCCGATATTCCTCGACACGTTCAAAGAAATAAACAAAGCGGTAGCAACAAACGACTTCTCAAAAATTGGATTCTCGTTGGGTAAAGCGGTAGGGGACGCCATTAAAATACTCATGGACGGATTTACAAAGATATTGCCTACGTTGCAGACCGTTGGAATTTCAATATTAACGAATTTGGTCGAGGGAATAAAGAAGAACAAAGACGCGTTGATAAACGCAATATCAAGTCTAATAAATTCGTTGATTGATTTCATGGAGCAAAGTTTACCAGATATGGTTATGATGGGTTTTGATTTGGTTATGGCGGTTATCAAGGGTATATTAGGAAGCATACCCGCCATTGTTGTAGCAGGAGTTAATTTGCTGTTGAGATTACTAGACGGCATACTGTCAGAGGTGCCGACGTTAATGGCGACAATGTGGGACGTTATAGCGGACGTGGGGTTGACAATCATGGACGCATTACCGCAGATAATTCAAACAGGCGTGCAGATTATGCTCGCGATAGTTAAGGGCATAGTGGATATGTTACCTTTGCTCTTAAATATAGCCGTAGACGTGATTTTGCAGTTAGTAGATGGATTATTAGCCGCGTTACCAGAAATAATCACAGAGGCACCAAAAATCATCATAGCATTGGTAGATGGATTGATTAAGGCGTTGCCGTTTTTGATTGACGGTGCAATAGCAATAATCATGGCATTAGTTGACTTTTTAACCGAGCCAAATAATCTCATTATATTAGTAACCGCAGCAGCAGATATAATAAAAGCTGTTATGGGTGGATTAATAAAAGCAACACCGATAATGATGGGTGCTGTTGGTGAGTTGATTGGCAAAATAGTACAAAAATTTATCACATACGATTGGGCAACATTAGGCAAGGCAATCATACACGGATTATGGCAAGGTATTGTTGATTTATGGGCGTGGTTAACAGGTGGAATATCCAAGTTAATCACAGATATTGCAGATTTAATCGGCGGGGACAAAAAAGGGGCAAGCAACGGGTCAACGTTCTGGTCGCCTGTAACAACGGGCAGCGGACTCGCACAATACGCAGTGGGCACAGATTACGTACCACAGGACATGTTGGCGTACGTCCACAAGGGCGAGAAAATCACACCAGCAGCAGAGAACAGAAGTGGTGGTGGTGGAGTAGCAAATATAATCGTTGAATTAGACGGATACAGCATAATTAAGGCATTGGGACAGCCGTTGGTCGATATGATTAGGATTAAACAGGGTATACGCATATGACAGTAACGATTAACGGAACCGAAGTTTTAGTATTACAAAAAAGTTTATCAATAGATGATGCAATAGGTGAGAGGTCGACGTGTAGATTTGTTGTCGTAGACAATTTGCATTATCAACAGGGTCAACCCGTTATTGTAACAGTTGGCGCGACCACGTTGTTTGCAGGGTACATTGACACGTCGACAGAAAAATTGTTAGGGGCGCGAATATTTCACACGATAAATTGTAAGGACATGCACTATTTATCGGATAAACGCGTAATTGCAAAGGCGTACGAGGATATGGACGCGGGTACCATAGTCGAGGATTTAATTACCGAAGTATTAGACGACGAGGGCGTGACGATAGGTAATATTGACGCGGGGAGTAATGTAATTGAAGCAGTATTCAATTATGTTTCAGTTACGAAAGCAATCGAATCGTTAGCAGAAAAAATGGGTTATATATGGTATATCGATTATGACAAGAAGTTATATTTTATACCTAAAACAACATATGCAGCGTCGTGGTCAGCAACTTGGACGGACATACAAGTAAACAGTGTCAGCGTTGAGATAAACAACAATGCGTATCGCAACATACAGTACGTCAAAGGCGGGAAGGACATAACCGACCCGTTAACAGAGGACAAAATAGGTGATGGAGCAACAAGGTCGTGGATAGTCGGGTTCCCCATTGCGTTAAAGCCAACGTTATCATTAAACGCGACACCAGTTGATGCAGGCGACATTGGTATTCGCGGATTGGATTCGGGCAAGAAGTATTATTGGAGCAAGGGCAGTAACACGATTAACCAAGACGAAGCAGAAACACTCCTCACGTCGTCAGACACGTTAACGGTTTTATATCAAGGTGAATTTGATGTAATAATTAAAACGAGCAATCAAGCCGAGATATTAAGCCGCATAGCAGCAGAGGGCGACACCACAGGAATAATTGAGGACGTCGCAGATGAAATGAATTCCACCAAGCGCGATGCAGCGTTTGAAATAGGTAATGCTAAACTCGCAAAATATGGCGTGATTGGCAAGAAGATAAAATTTAGAACATTTCGGGACGGGTTGTCGTCGGGACAATTGTTAACAGTAGTATTGGCAGAACACAACATAAATTCAGCATATTTAATTAATTCGGTCACTATATCAATTATCGAGGACGACATAATCGCATACGACGTTGTTTGTTCCGACGGCGCAGAACAGCAAAGCTGGACGAAAATGTTCGGGGATATGGCGAACATGGGTAAGGCGTTTGTAGTTCGTGAGAATTTGAGCGAGGACGAAGTGTTGACAACACTCGAAACGTTTACCCGCACGTGGGAAGCGGTGGATAGTCCTAATATATTCACGGAAGTTTACGCGGCGGACGATTTATTCCCAGCAGACGATTTGTTCCCGATGTTTCTGCCTGCAGACCGCGTAAAATACATCGAAGTATTAGACGCAGGGCTAAACGTTTTATTACGCAAACAGGTATCACAGCAAACAGGATTGATTGATAGTATAACATACATTGCACCGTTTGAGGCAATAGGCAATATTGAGTGGATTGTTTGGTATGGCGGAGTATATGCAACAATAGTTAATGGTAGTGGTGTTGCAGTTGATACCCAAGCATGGTCAAAAGTAAAGACACAGTTGGAAGCGGTGCAGGTCGATAAAACCGACACACGCAATTTTGTACCCGCGACGGGAACACTCGCATTGTACGTTAGTTATTGGCAAGGAATAGACGACGATATAACGGTATTAGAACAATTATCAGCATAGGGGGTAGCGTATGACATGGACAGAGTTAACGGCACTAAGTGAAACAAATCTTAACGATTTAGAAACGCGAATAAGTAACGCAGCCACAGCGGTCACGGACGGCAAAACGCTCGTCGCAGCATCGATTACAACAATGGGTCAAGCATCTACCGTCGCTGATAGCTTCGCGGTTATGGCGGGCAAAATAGAGGACATATCAACAGATGCAGACGCGGTAGTCGCGCATATATTAGCGCCAGAAACAGCGTATGTTGGTGGCGTCAAGATAACAGGAACGATGGTAGACAGGACGGGCGATACTGCTGCGGCATCTAGTACGGTCAGTGGCACCACCCTAAAATTAAGAGCGACAGAGGGGTATCGCGACGGCGTAAATGACAACGTAACTATTACCGATGCGGACTTTGTCGATTCAAACATCAAAGACGGGGTTAATCTGTTTGGCAAATTGGGAACATATGTTGGTGGCGCGGTATTAACAGGCGACATGATTGCGGAGAATTTGTTATCGGGCAAGACGGGTTATAGCAACGATGCAGCAACAAAAATCACGGGTACAATGCCTGACAACGCGGGTGATGTTGCAGCAGTTTCAGCGCACATGTCGGGAACAACAATACACGTAGTACCCGCGACAGGTTACACCGATGGTTCAGACGACGCGAGTACGATTGATTTGACCACAGTAGACGCGGACTTGGCGGCGACCAATATCAAAGACGGAGTCACAGTGCTTGGTCAACTTGGCACATACGGCAAGGTCGCATCTGGAAGTTTCACAATGAATTACGCAAATGCGACAACCGACAAGGCAGACTTAGGGTTCAACCCAACAACAGTTATGGTGTCGTGTAATTACACGGGCAACGAGTATACCGCGTATATCAACCCAGACAGAGAGTCAGAAGCAATCGGAGTTGATGGGACATTAAGCATTGCACTGATTGCAGGTGGGTTTAGAGTAGGTCAGAATTTCATGTCGGCAGGCACGCCGAACGTAACAGTTTATTATTATGCGGTGTTATTATGATGGGTTTATTCGGCAAGAAATTATCCGACCCCGCGATAACGTTTAATAAAGACTTTTGGAATGACAAATACCCAAAGTCGCCGATAATCTACAACGGGAGGTGGTTGAACGGTCAAAGGTTAAAAATTGATGTAAGAAAATTTTTAGCAGAGGAGGATTATATAATCGAACCAATAGCAAACACGCTATTGGATTTAACCAGCAATGAGATTGCATTAAATTGTCAGAGATGGGTTATAGCAAACAAGAGATACAAAACAGACGACGCCACGTTAAAGGTCAGCGAGTTTTGGCGATTCCCTTATGAGTCAATCGTAGAAAAGGAGTTTGATTGTGAGGACGGGGCAATATTGATGGCTCAATTAATGCTAAGTTGCGGAGTTGAGCCGTATAGGGTGAAAGTTGCGGCTGGTTGGGTAAAACCAAATAGAGCAGCGGAAAGCTATACAGTAGGCCATGCTTATTGCTTGTATTTGGCAGACAGGAAAGAATCAGTAAGAGGTAAAGAATGGGTAGTATTAGATTGGTGCTATTATCCAGATGAATATACAATTTGCGAAAAAAAGCCGCTTGCGAAAGACGGAGGATTATATGGCGATGTATGGTTTACATTCAATCATCAATATACTTGGGGCAACGCTCCGATATACGAGATGTTTAAATAAAATTAAGCGAAAGCGGGTGGGGTATGGCAATAGAAATAATAAAGGAATACATTAATTATGGGTTACCGACAGTTGCGGTTATTTTGGCGTTTGCTTGGTTGTGGATATATTCGCCAAAGTTTATGAAAAAATCAGAGGAGCGGCAAAGAAAATTTGAAGAACTTTTGGCGGTAGTTGTAACTGTTACTCAACAAGGGAACGCAATAATAGCAAACAATACGGCAGCAATGGGAAAAAACACAAAAGCGTTTGATTCTATAGAAGCGGTCGTAAGCAAAGTCGATAATTCGGTTAACAGGGTTATGGGCAATGTTGAAAAGGGCTTGGACGGAGTGAGCAGCGACTTGAAAATCCATTGCAGAGACGTAGACGGAATAAGGATAGGTATAGAAAAACTACTTGAGAGGAGTAATGTAAAATGAAACAGCAAAACAGATTAAAAAGTCCGATATTTTGGATAGGGGTATTGACCAGCTTGATACCAACAATAGCGATTATATTCGCGTTGAACCAAGAGCAAGTGACAGCAATAAGCGTGTTATTGACTACGATAGTAACGGTAAT